TGTTCTTCGCAGAACTTGGCGCAGTATTCGACCGCATCGCGGCGGGCAGTTTCTAGCTGCCGCCGCAGTTGCATGTTGATGTTGATCTGGCGCTGAAGTTGGTCTTCGATGTTCATTTCAGCGTCCAGTAAGATGAGGGTTCGCCACGCCATTTTTCCAGATCGGCATTGGGGGCAAGCTCTTTGATCGCCTTGGCGTAGGAAACGGCTCCAGCCCGATGCACCAGCGTCAGCTTGCGCCCGCAGATCACAGCGTCTTCGCCCGCGCTTTCAAACACCAGATTGTCCAAGATTTCCTTCTTGCGATCTTCTGCCTCTTTGATTTGGTTGGTGAGTACATCGTACTCTGCAATCAAATACTGGAAAGCAAGGCCATCCAGATCAAGCTTTTCTTGCGGCTCCGGCATACCCTCATCGCAGATTGCCAGAAACTCGTTGTAAAACGCTTCCAGCTTGGGCAGATTGTCGTCAATCCACCCATGGTCAACGTCCACGATTTCCAGTTTGGTGTCGTTTGGCGTCCACTGCCAGAAGTAGCAAGAAATCCGGTCAGTGCAGAACAACTGGATTTGGACTTGCGCGTAGTAATGCGGCTGTTCTTTGATGCTCTTGAACGGCACGGGCTTGGGCTTTTCGCGCAGGCCGAAGGGACACTTGATCTCAAGCAGGGCGTAGTCGCGCACATAACCGTCAGGACTAGCGCCGATCCATTCGTATTCAGGATGCACCACAAATGAGGCTGGGATCACATTGATGCCCTGATCGTATTCAAACGCCTCGCGGGCCTCTTCCTCATGGTTGGTCCCCCACGATGTAGCAATGTTGCCCACAAACTCTGACGGCAGGCCCTGATAGGCGCGCACCATCCGGCGCATCGCCTCGTCGCGGCTGGTGTTGGGGTCTAGGCCAAGGGCAGCGCCCACCATTGACCCTGTGACGCGGCCCTTGCGGGCAGCAAACCATTCTGGTGATCTTTGTTCCATGTTATTCCTCGTGCGGTTGAGATAGTTTTTTAGCTTTACCTTTTGCGGCGGGACTATTTTCCCCCGTCCTTGATTTGCAATACTCAATAAAGCCAGCGGAGTTTAAGTTTTCTTTTTGAGTTCCCCAAGACAAGTTTTCTGGCCTGTTGTTAAGAGCATTTTCATCGGCGTGAAGAACATACGGCCTTCCTTCTGGTGCTGGACCGTGAAACGCCTCACACACTAACTTGTGGATTTTGTAGTTTTTCCCACGGTACAAGACGCCGTAATATTCATGTTTTGCAGTTTTTGACGCTTTCCTCTTTTGGCCAAAAACAGGTTTTGTTTTGTATTCCCTGATTTTGCCATGCGGCATTGCCGCAAAACAATCTGGAAACTTTACACGACCTAAGCTTGATGCAATGACGCCCGGAAAAGACGGTACCGGACGCCATTCTTCTTGTTGTTCCATGTTATACATCCTTAGAGTTGATACTGTATCGCTTCTAAGAACGTATGACATAGGCTTAGATCATGCAAGGGGCGAATGGGATGCTGTCATCGTCCAAAGCATTGCGTTGGCGAGACGCAGCGCCAGCGGCCTTGCTTTGATGGTGGGCCATCTCAGACTTGGACTTGGCAATCTCTTCCGGCGACGACACCTTGGCTGTAGCCTTAGACGACACCGCGCCGACCCAGTTGCCACGGGCAACATCGCCCGTCATGCGGTCCGTCATTTCCCAAACCATGACCTTGATGATCATTGGCTTGTTGGTGAGGTGCAGCGTCATGCTTTCATCGGTCGGCATGACGGGCTTGGCAAGAAGTTTGCCACCCGCGTTGCTGTCAATGGCCGCAAGCATCTTCTTGGCCTTGTCGCGCTTGGCAATTGCCTTGTCTTCGCCTTTGGCCGCAGTCGAAGGATCAAAGTCGGTGACCCAAAGCTTCTGGAAAATCTTGCGATTTTCAAAATCTTCCGGCGCGATGACCGTCCAGCGCAGCGAGATGAACTCGTCGCCCTTCTGGTTCTTGGACCACTTGGCTTCGTCGATAGCCGCCAACACATTCGTGTCTGACGGGATCGGCTGCATATTGCCGCCACCTGCGTCAAACTCGCCGCTTGCATTGTCGGCGGCGCTGCCGCCCTCAGATAGTCCCCAAAAATCGTTCATTTTTTCTCTCCTTTAAGCAGATATGCAGCCAGCGGGTTCATGCCCGGCTTGACTTCAATGGGTTCAGTGATGCCGAAGCGGTTCTTGGACACGTTCGCGGCCATTGCGTGGCACACCAACTGGCGGTCGCCAGTGGAGATTGCCTTTTTCACGTCTCCATCGCCCTTGGTAAACATTTCCAAGCGCAGGAAGCCCACCAGATCGACATTGTCGATGTAGGGTTGCATGGACTTTTCATGCATCCGCATGGTGTACTTGGTGTACTGGCTGCCGTCCGGTGGGCTGACAGTCGTGGTGTCTGCGTGGGACAGGAACACAACATTCATATTGCGGTCTAGCAGATACTCGCAGCCCTTGCGAAGGCGGCGGTGTTGCGACGATACCATGTTGGTGCCAGCGCCCCATCCACCAAGTGCTTGGTTGATGCTCTTTGGCTTGTTGGGGTCAGTTTCAACGACCCAGTCTGTGAACATCGTGTCAAGCGTTGACACGGTGTCTACCACCAGTGTTTCATATTGGTGGTCTTCCTTGGCCAGCGCCCAAAGTTGGGGCCAGAGGTCTTCAACGCTCTTGAGAACGGGGAAGGCGTCAGGCATGGGGCTGTTGGTGATCGACTTGAGGCCGTCTTCGGCCCGAATGAAGATCGGCTTCGGAAAACACGCGCCGAGGGATGTTTTCCCCAAGCCCGCCTCCCCGATGATGGTCACGGCCAGTGGCCGCAACGCGGGTTTGGTGATTTGGTCCAGTATAGACATGTTGCTCTTACTCCTTCTCACAACACCCTTGAACCTAGAGGCCGCGTGTGCGATTGTCAACAGGCTGTGTTCACGAAAGGAACAAATCGAAAATGGCAAAAGTAACAACGATACGAAAAGACATCGAGGACCAAGTTTCCAAGATACGCGCCGCGCTGAAGGATAGAATGTATTCTAAAGTGGCGGAAGCCGCTGGCCTTCATGTTAACACTGTAAGGAAGGTTGCCAAAGAAAGTGGTTTCAGATTTTCTCTGACTACTATAGAGAGGCTGGAGAGATACCTGTTTGGAGGACAAAAGTAGTATGGAATACCGCATTTTCTGGGAGGCTGGATTTCGCGTCTTTGGGCTGTATGGCCGCGACAAGGACGGGAAATGCGAGTGCGGAAACCCCCACTGTCCTGAAAAGTCACTGTTCAAGCATCCGCGCGTCTCCAACTGGCAGCACACGCCCCACTGGTCCGAAGAGCAGTTGGACACAATGGAACAGATGCGCCAGTTCAAAACGGGCTACGGCATCGCCCTGCGCGGTGTTCTTGTCGTTGACGTGGATGCGCGCAACGGTGGCGTGGCCAGCTTTGCCAAGTTGCTTGAGGTGGTGCCGGAACTGGCCGGATCGGGCCTGATCGTCAACACGGGCAGTGGCGGCGGCTCCAAGCATTACTATTTCCGCGTCCCCGAAGACGTGTCGCTGGTGATCCGGCTTGCCGACTATGCTGGGTTGGATTTCAAGTCCGGCGCTGCATTTGTTGTGGGGCCTGGCTCTGAACACGCCAGCGGCACCAAGTACGAGATCGCCTATGGTTCGCCGGATGAGATTGACGATGTCCCTGCGGCGTTGCTGGACATGCTGCGGGTGCCAGAGCGCCACCGTGCTGATCTGGGGGGCAAGGTGGTTGATGTCGCCGACAGGGAACTGGCTGAGATGCTGTCCCATGTGCGCGGCTATGACGACTATGACGTGTGGGTCAAGATCGGCATGGCGCTGCACCATGCAACGGGCGGGGCCGCGTTTGACCTTTGGGATAGCTGGTCACAGCAATCAAGCAAGTACGACACCGAAGAGATGGGGACAAAGTGGCACTCGTTCGGTCGGTCGGCCAACCCCGTGACGTTGGGGACACTGGTCCACTACGCCGAGGAGGGTGGCTACATCCAGCCCGTCACGTTCACGCCCACCAAGGAATTTGTGTTCGAGACGCCGGAAGAATATCTGGCACCCAAGGCCATCGACACCAGTTCGTTTGACGCGCTGCGTCCGCCAGGTCTTGCTGGGCAGTTGGCAACGTGGATTGAGAGCAGAACGAGACGCAAACGGGAGGCGCTTGCGTCCATGTCGGCGATCTGGGTGATGGGCGTAGCCTTTGGGCTACACTACCGCGACGACCGCGACCGCGCCACCACCAACCTGTTCGTGTTCAACGTGGCGGCATCGGGCAGCGGCAAGGACGGCATCTTGGGGGCAACCGCCGAGGTGTTGATGCACTGCGGCCTGTCGGCGGCGGTTCACGGCACCATCAAGTCCGAGCAAGAGATCGCGCGGAACCTGACCCGCCACCAGATGGCGGCCTACATGATGGACGAGGTGGGCTTCCTGTTCCAGCGGATCAGCAGCGCCAAGAAGTCTGGTGCATCGTACTTGGAAGGCGTGGTCGGCCTGTTGATGTCGGCCTATTCCAAGGCGGACGGTCGGCTGATGGTGTCGGGCGACCTGAAGGAAGAGATCAGGGGCCACCTCCGCAAGGAACTGATGCAGATCGAAAAGGTCATGGAAGAAAAGGGCGAGGCCCCCCACCTGCTGACACGCGCGGCGGCGGTCACCTACCAGTTGGACACGCTGGACGCTGGCATTGACCGTCCGTTCTTGGCGATGACGGGCTACACGACCGAGAAGAACTTCAATGATCTGGTGACGTTTGAGAGCGCCACCACGGGGTTCATTGGCCGCGCCATCCTGTGCATTGAGCAAGAGACAGCGCCACCATCCAAAAAGGGCTGGCGCAAGATGGAACTGCCGGAGAACCTGCGCCTGACCATGCAGCAACTGGCGATGGGCGGTAGCTTCGACGTGACGAACACCAGCAAGCGCGTGGAGCATTACGGCGAGCGGATTGAAATACCGACCGCGCCAGACGCCTTGGAGATGCTGGAGAACATCAACGATCTGTTTGACCAGATGGCCTACCAGCACAAGGAAAGTACGGGACTGGAGGCGCTGGCGCTGCGCGGCTATGAGCAGGTCAGCAAGGTCAGCCTGATCTTAGCGGTGCCAGAGGGTGTCCGCACAGTGGAGCATGTCCGCTGGGCCTACGCGCTGATCCGGCGCGACATCGAAAGCAAGATGCGGCTGGTGCTGGCCAACGACACCGACAAGACCGACCCAGCGCAGGCGCTGACCATGACATTGTTGCAGACCGTTGACGGCCCAGATGGCGAGACGGCGGGCGTGATTGCGCGGCGTCTGTGCCGCAAGTGGAAGCGGCCCGACATTGACGCCGCACTCAACAAGTTGGTTGAGGCTGGCCGGATCACCAAGGAAGTGAGCATCCACAAATACAACAAATCGAAAAGTATTCGATATAGACTTGTACATTCCACTTGACGCAAGACTTGAATTGTCGCAAGAGTTGAAAACGACCAACCACAACCATGGAGACTGAAATGACCGACCGTTTTGCTGGACCTAGCTATGAGAGTGATCGCCATAAGGGAAGTCGCCTTGGCACGTTATGGTTTTCACCGCACGTTGAAGGTGATGTTACGCTGTCGCCGCTTTTTGACGAACTGGATTACATTGCGTCACTTGATGTTCTTGGTGACATCATTGGGTGTTTGCAACGCGAATATGATGCAATCCACAAACTTGGAATGAAAGAGTTTAACGACATTCGCTTTGGGGGAAAAAAATAATGATGATCCAACTAAACCCCCCGATACCAGTGGATACCCCGAAGGGGTCGGCCTTGGCCCATGTCCTTGTGGACTACGGCATCGAACACAACCTCAACTGGGTGTGCTTTCAAGACGACACTGGCGAGTGCTGGACGTGGTCCAACAGCGACATCAGGGCGCAGAAAAACATCACTTATGGGAGGCTGGACAAATGATCGGCGAAGAGGAGAGTGCATTCTACAGCACACTGCGCGAGGCCATCAGGGAAAACCCTCAGTGGTTGATGACTGCGATGCAAGCCATCAACGCAGGGATGGAGCAGCGGTTGCGGCAGGAGCGCCATGAAAAAAGCGAGTGGGAGGTGATTGCCTTTAACGCAATGGAGGCCCGCATCTTCAAGAGCAACAAGATGTGGCTGTCGCAGAAGATCGACCGCTTGCACAAGAGCGCATTGCTCAAGTGGGACCACATAATTGAAAGGCTACAGAAATGATCTACGTCTTACTCCTACTGACGCATAGCTCCCCTGTGACGATCAGCTCAAGCTACGATTTCACCAGCCTCGAAAACTGCCAGAAAGCTTTGGTTGCAATCGAAGAACGGGCTAATGGCCCTTGGGGCGTTGCCTATGGGGTTTGTGTGCAGAAATGAGCAAAAAGTACATGGGCCAGATCATGGCCGAGTGCGACTGCCAACACATGAAAGAATGTGAAGCCGCAGGTAGATGTATTGCGGAAGAAATCAAAAAGACAATGGAGGATTTCGACAATTTCATGCGGCTGGGCGAAAAAGAGCGGTGGTTTATTCTTTGGGAAAAAGCGGGGATGCCGACATGATTGTCACAGCAGCGGCGGCCACCTGCTTGGCCATGAACGTTTACTTTGAGGGGCGCGGCGAAAGCTATGACGGCCAGCTTTTGATCGCCGAGGTCACGATGGAGCGCGTGTACGAGGCGGGGTTTCCCGACACCGTCTGCGAGGTTGTCTGGGACAAGGGCGCGTTTAGCTGGACCCATGATGGCAAGAGCGACCGCCCCAAGGATACTGAGGCTTGGCTGCAAGCCCAGATCGTCGCAAACACCGTGCTGCTCTGGGGGTGCCAACTGTGCAGCGGCGCGACCTATTACCACAACCGTGATGTCTACCCCTACTGGGCCGACGACATGGAAATGGTGGGGATGTACGGCAACCACATTTTTTACCGCGAAAAGGGGTGTGATGAATGACTACTGAGAACGAAATCATCGTAGAAAAAGTGGTAGAGCATGAGGATGGCGGCGCTACTTACACTTTTGAGATGAACCACAAGTCAACACAGGCCATGGCCCAATATGGGCTGGAGCTTGTTTTGATCTGTGCGGCGTATGGCGTAAACATGAACGATGCTTTTGAGTGTATCCGTAATATTGGGGGGGGGATCAAAAATGAATGACCTGATTAAAGGCAGAGTTTGGCCTTGGGAAAAAGCTGATCTGATCGCACGGCTGCTTGCCGAAGAGACAGACCTGACCGACTGTGCCGCCGACCGCATCGAACGGACGGAAGAGCGCAACAAGGAACTCACCCTGCAACTGCTTGCTACCAGCGGACAGGCCGCAGATGCGTTGGACAAACTCGCCAAGGCGGTGCTGGCGCTGCGGTATATTTCCACAGAAGTGTCTATCCCCGTCAAAACCAAGAAGCACGGTGGTATCAAATTCAAGTGGATGTATTTTTCATGGCGGGAAGTCGCAGTTAAGAGGATCGACATTGCCCGCGCCGCGCTGGCTGAACTGGAGGTCAAAGAATGAGTGAGGACGAAAAACGCTTAGAAAAACTGCAAAATCTAAAATGGTCAGACCGCTTGAAGAGCGTTGGCGATTTTCTGGTCCTTCGGTTCAAGAAGCGAGTCGCTGCATACAGGTCCATCGTT